TGGCTTAAAGTTTATGCGGATTCGAATGATCCGATTAAGACAATCGGATTCGCCAAAACCGTATGCAGTGAGACAGCAAGGCTCGTCACACTTGCGATTGGGATCAACATCAGCGGCGGTGCCCGCGGGACGTGGCTGCAGAAGCAGGTTGACAAAGCATTATATCCCCGCCTGCGTTCCTGGGTGGAATATGGCGCTGCCTGCGGGACAGTCATCTTCAAACCAAACGGACAAGGTATTGATGTGGTTACACCTGACCGCTTCATGGTGACGGAGTGCGACAGCAATCACAAGATCACCGGTATTGTGTTCCAGGACAGCTATATGGACGGCGACGATCATTTCACAAAACTGGAGTATCACCGTTTCCGCAAGGTTGTCACGGCTCTTCCTGACGGAACAGGCAGTACAGAACAGACTGTCTACCAGATCAGTACAAAAACATTCTTTTCCAAGGATGCCGGTACCCTTGGCAGGGAAATTCCAATTGCAAGTACCAAATGGGCGGATATCCAGCCGGAGGTGCAGATCGTCAAGAACAATGATGACCGGATAGACAGTATGCTGTTCGGTGTCTTCACTATGCCGATGGCAAACAGCATTGATTTTGACAGTCCTCTGGGCATGTCGATTTTTGCCGATGCCATGCAGGAGATGGAAGACCTTGATGTGGGATACTCCCGCAATGTGGAGGAAATCGACAACTCCAATACGATTGAACTGCTGGACGATACGCTCATTCAAATGGATGGGAAAAAGGCGAAGAACAGCGGACGGATCCATCTTCCATCCCACGTAAAAAATGTGTTCGGCAATGGAATGCAGACCTTTTACCAGCAAATCGACAGGCCGCTCAAGACCGACATGCGCAAGATCGGAATCAATCAGCAGCTGTCCTTTATCGGGTTCAAGTGCGGATATTCGGACGGCTATTTTGTTTTTGACAACCAGCATCAGATGGCAACAGCAACGCAGGTGGAGGCAGATGACCGGCGGACGATCCAGCTGATCAAGGACATTCGTGATAATCTCCGGTCCGCGATGGACGATACCATTTATGCAATGTCTGTGTTCGCTGATCTGTATGATCTTGCTCCTGCCGGAACATACAAAACGGATTACAGCTTTGGCGATATCACATATAACTACGAGGAGGACCGCACAAGATGGTATCAGCTGATGGTACAGGGGGTGGTCCCCAAATGGATGTACCTGGTCAAGTTCGAGGGTTTCAGCGAGGATGAGGCCAAAGCGGTTGTTGCGGAAACAGAGCAGGCATCAGAACAGCAGCAGTTGTTTTCTCAGATCGATCAGCAGCAGAAAGCAGGACAGAAGGAGGCTGATTAATTATGCTCCTTCCGGATTATCTCTTTCATGTAGCTGACAAGGCGGTTGAACTGTGGGAGCGGACGAATGTTTATGCAGTCAAAGAGATAGCACGGCGCGTTGCTGATGCGGAAAATCACATGACGGGCACCGCGGAATGGCAGAAGTACAAGATGGAACAGTCCGGAATGACAGCGGAAGCGGTCCGGAAGGCTGTCCGGAAGATCAACGGATACTCCGATAAGGAAGTCCGGAGGATATTCGAAGAGGCGATTGTAAAGAGCCATATAAACGATGCGGATATGTACGAAAAGGCGGGAATAAAACCTGCTCCGTTTGGTACGGAGCAGGCCCGGAAGAATCTGCAGGTCTATTACGAACAGACACGGGGAGAACTTAACAATTTCACACGGACTGCCGTGGGCACTGCACAGAAAGCGTATTTAAACGCCTGTGACAGTGCTTTTCTTATGATTCAAAGCGGTCTTGAATCTCCTTCCGCAGCCATTCGAAAGGCTATCGACGATGCGGCAAGGGACGGGCTTAAAGTTACATACCCGGGAGGACATACCGATACCGTAGAGGTCGCGGTCCGGAGGGCGGTTACAACAGGAGTAAACCGGGCGGCGCTGCAGATGACGGTGGATGAATGCGAAAGAGAAGGAACCAATTTTGTTATTGTTTCAAGCCATCTTGGTGCACGCGTAAGTGACACCAATCCGATTGCCAATCATGCCGGGTGGCAGGGCCAGATATACCGTCTGAAAGACCGCCGGACGGGCTTCTGGGGGGCTTTGGATAAATTCAGTGATTGGATGCACGGCACTGCAAAGTATCCGCTTCTGCGGGACGCTACGGGCTTTCCTGATGATCCACTGGGTCTTGGCGGTTATAACTGCAGGCACAGCATGTATCCATATATCCCTGGTGTTACGCAGAACCATATGACGCAGTTTGACAGCGAGGAAAACCGCAGGGTTTACAAGGCAAGTCAGGAACAGAGAGCAATGGAACGCAGGATGCGCGAGACAAAGCGCCGCTATCATGCCGCAGAAGCCGCCCGGGCGGCCTCCAGAGGGCAGACAGCGCAGGAACTGGACAATGATGCCATCAATTTTAAAAGGCTGTTTGAGAGGCAGTACAGAGCATATTCGGAGTATTGCAGGGAGAACGGTCTTGCAGAACAGATGGACAGAACCTATATAGCTAAATAACCGTGCGTGCCCGCAGATGGGCACGCATTTTTTCCTCCTTCATTTTCTTCTTTCATAGGGTGCCCGCAGCTGACGGAGCTGCAGTGTGATGTGGGCGGTTCGAATCCGCCCGCGGGCCTTCCGAGGCATCGGTTAAATGCCAGAATCCAGTACTCACGACGGTGAGTCTAAACACACGATTATGGAGGTTGCAGCATGAAGAACATTATCGAGATCATCAAAGAAGCCGGACTCACTCTGACAGATGAGCAGACCGAGGCAATCAACAAGGCAGTGGCAGAGAATTACAAAACCGTTGCCGAGTTTGACAAGAAGGTTGGCAAAATTACTTCGGAGCGCGACACCCTGCAGACGCAGTATGACGATGTCAAAAAGTCCCTTGCATCCTTTGACGGCGTGAATGTGGATGATCTGAAAAGGCAGATCGCAGACGCAAACACCCGGGCAAAAGAGGCGGAGGAAAATGCAAAAAAGACCATCGCACAGCGTGATTACGCCGATCTGGTGAAGCAGGCGACGGACGGGCTGAAATTTACGTCAGAAAGTGCTAAGAAGCAGTTCATGGCAGAGCTGACCGCGAAGAATATTCCGGTCGAGAATGGCAAGCTGATGGGTCTTGGCGATTGGATTGAGGAATACCGCAAGAACGATCCCAATGCAATCGTTGACAAAGATGCCGACGGCAACAAGGCAAAGTTTACGGACCCGATGAATCCGAATGCGGGGCCGGATGCCGATCTGGCAGAGGAAAACAAGATGCGCGCAGCATTTGGGCTGCCGCCAAAGAAAGGAAATGAATAATGCCTAATTCTATCAATCTTTCAAAGCAGTACACAGCACTGGTAGACGAGGTTTACAAGCTTGCATCTGTAACCGGTAATCTTACCTCTCCGGACGGGATTGTCCGCGCAGGCTCTACGGCAAAAACGGTCGTTTACCCGCAGATCAAGACCAGCGGCCTCGGGGATTACGACCGCAATACCGGATATACGGATAACTCCGTCAGTGTTGACTGGGTGGAGGCACCGTACAACTACGACAGAGGCACCAGAATCTCCGTTGATGTCATGGACAATCAGGAGACCATGAACGTTGCCTTTGGTCAGGCCGCGTCCGATCTGATCAGACGCCATGCGGCACCGGAAGGGGATGCGTTTGTTTTCGCAAAGCTGTCCGAGAAGGCCGGGACGATTGCCAGTGCGGATATCGAGAAGGCAACTATTCTCGATGCACTGTATGATGGCACCGTTGCGATGGATGAGAAGGAAGTCCCGCTGGAAAGCAGGCTCCTGTACATCACGCCCACCCTGCACAAAATGATTCAGCGGCTCGACACTACTGTTTCCAGAGATATTCTGGATAATTTTGCCGGCGTGATCGAGGTGCCGCAGAACAGATTTTACACGTCGATCACACTCAACAAGCAGGACGGTTTCACGTTTACCAAGGGAGGCTTCAAGATCAATTTCATGATCGTAGATCCCAAGGCCGTGATCAAGCAGGACAAGCATGTTGTCGGGGACAGAATTCCGGCGGCGCAGAATCCGAAGGCTGACGCAGACATTTACAAGTACCGCAGGTACTCGATTGTGGATGTCTTCGCCAACAAGCACGACGGTATCTATCTCAATCATGTGACCACTCCGGTGGCCTGATCAGGGGAGGCAAGCAATGGCAGATGTTAATCAGGGTCATGTCATTGGCCTGACAGCAGAAATGGAGCAGGCACGCCAGAAAGCGGATAAGCCTGTTTCGAAACAGAAGTCAGACAAGGCGTAGGAGAAAGTAGTTCCTGCGTCGGAGGAAACAAAAACCGAAAAGGGATGAGGTCGAAGAGATGCAACAGAGTTATGCGGATTTTAATTTTTATTCCAGCAAATATCTTGGAAACAAGATTAATACAGAAACAGAGTTTCAAAGGTATGCTATACGTGCATCCCGCTTTATGGACCTTGTTACCTTTAACCGGCTGTCTGGAAATCTTCCGTCGGATGAAGATGGGCAGTATCAGATACAGTACGCCTGTTGTGCCCTGGCGGAAGATATACAGGAAATTGAATCCATCCGGTCACAGTCAGGTTCCGGAAGCTCATCGGGTGGGGATTATATTAAATCCCTGTCATCCGGCGGGGAATCGGTCACCTATGGACAGTCGGCGCTTACACAGGCAGCCATGGGAGATCAGACAGCAGTCAGCCGATATCTGAATGCCAGGGCAAAAACATATCTTTCCGGTGTGAGCGATGATCAGGGGCACTGCTATCTGTATGGAGGGCTTGACTGATGGCTGGAATCGGGTACTGCCACAAAGTGGTTGTGTATAACCATTCTGGCGGAGATGCGGGAAACCCTTCTGTCTGGTATGGGACGGAGCTGCACAATGTGCGGATTGAGCTTACCAAAGCCGCGAACATTGCTGCTACAGGACTGGAAGATGCCAATACATGCACGGTTAAGGTGAATGATTCGGACCTTCCGGAAGGGTACTGCATACCGTCTGAATGGAATGCAGCGGAAGAGAAGGCCGGAAAATATACTTTCACTGAGGATGCATACATCGTTATCACAGACGATGCAGATATCGGTGCAAAGTATACGGCTCAGACAGGCAGAATCAGTGATACGGATGCCGGGCTGATTGAGGATATCTCTGCGGAATATTCGTATGTATTCAAGATCAATTCAGTTGATCATTATGCGCTGATACCGCACTGGGAACTGGGGTGCAGATGATGGGTTTTAAAAATCTGTTTGTCAAAGACATTCATGTACAGGTATATGACATAGAAATCAATATCAGTCTGGCCCGTTTCCGCAGGAACCTTCCGGAGGCACAGAGATGGCTGACATCACAGGTTGCAGCGGACTGCACCAATTTTATCCCGTTCCGAAATGGCACGCTGCGGTCCTCTGTTATGTTCCCGGAAGGCCTCGATGGCGGACAGATTGAATGGAATACGCCATATGCCCATTACATGTATGAGGGAGAGGTGTACATCAATCCAAAACATAATGCATCCGGTTTTATCGGTGCAGATGGCATGTGGCACGGGTGGAAGGGTAAGAAGGTGCCATCCGGGAAATCGCTCAGCTATTATACCGCGGGGACGGGTGATCACTGGTTTGACCGGGCATATGAGGTTTATGGTGACAGCTGGATTGAAGGAGTGAAAAAGATCGCGAGGTTTTTGTAATGGGAGAAGAGAAACAGCTGCAGACGCTGGATATCGAGGAACAGGAAGCCATTGGACGGGCTGTTGTCATGATGGTAAAAAATGCCCCGATGATCGCAAAGCGGACGCAGATCAGGTATGAGAATATGGCGCTGAATGCTCTGGGTATTTTCCCACAGCAGGGGACAGTTTATCTCAGGCGGTATATCTCCGGCGCTTTTGATGGCCAGTACAGCTTCTTCCTCCGCACAAGAGTCAAACCGACTTCTGATGATCGGAAAATCATCGAGGAAGCACGCCTCAATACGATTGCAATGTGGCTTGAAGGCAAACCAGTCACATACGATGGCAAAACATACCAGATCGCAGATTATCCCACGCTGACGGAAGGCCGGATGATCAGGCAGATCAGCCGGGCCTCTCCCGCATTTATGGCGTCTATGCAGGACGATGGCACGGTAGATTACCAGGTGAATTTACAGCTGCAGTATTTCAGGAAAGGAAACTAATATGAAGAGAGAACTGTTGGCACATTATGTTGACACTTCCATGGGGGAATCTGAAACCTATGTCCTTCTGGGAGATGGTATCGCATCCCTTGAGGAGTCCATGAATCCGGAGACGGATTCAAAGCAGTGGATCAACCAGTCATCTGGAACCACGATTTTGAAGAGTTACACGCCGACCATTGAAGTGGAGCGGGATGATTGCGTGGACGATGACTGCCGCACATGGTTCAAGAAGATGATCAACGAGCTTCCGACGGGGGAGGCGGCAGAGACTTACATTGTAAGAGTTGATCTCTCCTCCAAGCCGTCAACCGGATCGGCGTATGAGGCATACCGCAGAAAGTATGTCGTGCAGGTCGGGAGTACTGGCGGAGATGCTGGCGGCGATGTTATCGACAAAATCACGTTCGGCGGATGCGGCGGACAGATCAAGGGAACGTTCGATACCGCGACCAACAAGTTCACGCCAGCTTCGGCGTAAGGCAGATATACGTAAGTAGTGCGGGCATCTGATAAGGGTGTCCGCATTTTATATGGAGGATGAAGATGGAGACAGTTGGAAAAATTCGTGTAGATAATGGCATACGCCGTATCGAAGTAAACGACAATGGGGATTTCATTGAGGTTTCAGTAAATGAACCCAGGCTGTTTGAGAGATTCGGCGCCATG